CGGTTGTCATCGTTGAGCGTGATGAAGTAGCGATCGAGCATCGTCTCGCGGCCGCACATCACGACGAGATCGGGGTTGGACGCATGCCACGGCGCGATCAGCGAATTGACCGCCTCGTAGACGAGCGCATCGGGCGTCTTGTAGTCCCCGCCCGGGCCACCGATCTTGATCGGGTCTTTCATGACCTGGTTCGGGGCGTACAGGCGGAATTTTTCGAGCCAGCCGACGTTCACGTCCTCGCATAGCGGATTGGCGGCCCGGTCCGATGTAGCCGCACGCGCCTTGCCGTTGAAGCCGATGCGGATACGATCGAGCGCCTGTTGACGAATCAGCATGTCGCGCAACTTCGACTGGAAGCCGCTCAGGTGCGCCCATGCGTCGAGCAGGTCGTAGCGCATCGACGTGTCGAAGTTCGTCTGCGTCGCGAAATACCCGTTCGGATCGAAATCGTGCGGATCGATCGGCTCGCGCTCTTGCTTCGTCGTGTCCGTCGTGCTGGCGATGGTCGAGCCGATCAGCAGACCGAGCTTTTCGCCTTGCTGCGCCGTCACGCCGATCATGTTGACGCTCTTCAGGAATTCATCCGATTCCTGAATGCGTTTCTCGATCTTCTGTTGGACGGACGGTGCGACGGCGAATTTCTGTGCCGCATTGGTGACGCCGTTCAGTTTCGCGATCTGCTGCGAATAGCCTTCGATCGCTGCGCGTGCAATCGGTGTCATATTGGTTTCCTTGGTTGCGTTACGTGTGTTCTGTGATACTGGACAGCGGTGATCAGCAGTCGGTCATTTCGCCGGCGCCACCGGCACCGGTCACGGGCGGGCGCTGTGCGCTGAATTGCGCGTTTTCCAGCTTCTTCGCAATGTCCGAGAACTGTTGCTCCATTCGGTCGAGCCGATCCACGACAGCCTTGTTTGCCGCCTCGCCTTGCATTTCGCGCTGGACTTGCTGAAGCGCACTGGAAAACTGCTCGGCCGTGAACGTCTGGGCGGGCGCACCCTGCGGCGGATTCGCCGGCGGTTTGTTGGCAGGCGGATTACCTTGCGGTGCCGACGCACCGGTTGCGCCTGCGTCGCCTCCCGGCGAACCAATGCCGAGCTTCGCGAATACGCTGCTGAAGAGCGCCATCAGGTCCGGGCTGCCGCCGGGCTTGTCCGGCTCGCCGAAATCGGCATCGATCTCGACGCCGGCGGAAAACAGGTTTTCCGGCCGCTGCTTCTTCGACTTGAAGAAATCCGGATGCTGCTGCGCGAACGTCAGCACATCGGTGCCGAAACTGGCCGGGCTGTCCGTCACACCCAGCCCGACGAGATATGCCTTGCCCGAGCCGCCGAAATTCGGATCGATTTCGACGCTGGAATAGATTTTTTGGCGGGCCTTCGTCATCGCCTTGAGATCGTCTGTCGGATCGATCTGCGCGAAGAGCCCGAGCTTGCCGCCCTCGACCGCCTCGGCCTTCACGGCACGAACATCACCGTATGCGCGAAACGCACCATCGGGCGTCATGCCGCGAATGTGTTCGCAGAACACGCGCGCACCGATCTTCGTTTTCGGGTCATACGTGCTCGCCATATCCTCGATCTGCTGGCGCGTGATCTCGCGCCCGTCCGTCGTCACGCCTTCCGTCGCCACCCGCTTCCAATTCAAAGCCATCGCTTTCTCTCCCTGATCCCGTCCGCTTCCGAATCACCTGATTCAGTCCCGATTCACACGTTTCGTTCCATCGTGCGCGAGCATCAACCGCACTTCAATGCACCGCGCTGCGTGTCGGGCTCAGTACAAATTCCAGTGGTCGCGCCTGCGCTCGCGCGCGCGATACGCTCGACTCATGACCACGATGAATCCCTTTGCCGACTTCCCGGCGACGAACGACGCGGCCAGTTCGAACGTTATCGAGCTCGCCGTGCGTCGCGTCGCGCGCGACCTGTTTTGGTCGGGCTGGCCGATCACCGCGATTGCGAAACACATCGGCGTGCCGCGCTCGACCGTCGAGACGTGGAAGCAACGCGAGAAGTGGGATCAGGCAACACCTGCCGACAAGATCGCCGACGCGCTCGACCAGCGCATGCGCGTGCTGATCGCGAAGGAGAACAAGGACGGGAAGGACTTCAAGGAAATCGATTTGCTCGGCCGCGAGATCGAGCGGATGAGCCGCATTCAAGTGCGCGAGACGCGCGCCGCTGCCAGCAGCGAGTCCGCAGCGCCGCGACCGTCCGGGCGCAGATCGAAGCGCAACGCCATGACCGACGAGCAACGCCAAAAGCTGATCGACGGCGTGAAAGACTGGCTGATCGGCCATCAGCGTGTCTGGTATATGAACCGCGCCATGCGTCGCCGGAACATCCTGAAGTCACGGCAGATCGGGGCGACGTTCTATTTCGCGATGGAGGCGCTTTCGCGCGCACTCGAGACTGGCTACAACCAGATTTTCCTGTCGGCGAGCCGCGCTCAGGCGCACGTATTCAAGGGCTACATCCAGAAGTTCGCATGGGAAATCGCAGAAGTGGAATTGACCGGCGACCCGATCATCTTGCCGAACAGCGCGAAACTGATTTTCCTCGGCACGAGCTCGCGCACCGCGCAGAGCTACAACGGCGATCTGTATTTCGATGAGTATTTCTGGGTCGGCAATTTCGCGACGCTGAACAAGGTCGCGCAAGGCATGGCGACGCACAAGCACTTGCGGATGACGCATTTCTCGTCGCCATCGACTACGACCCACGAGGCTTATCAGTTCTGGACCGGCGCGCACCATAACAAGGGGCGCGCACTCGATCAACGTGTCGAGATTGATATTTCGCACACGGCGCTCGCGCGCGGCCTTGCCTGCCCCGACGGTCAGTGGCGACAGATCGTCACGGTTGAGGATGCCGTAGCCTCCGGGTTCGACAAGATCGATATCGACGAACAGCGCAACAGCAACAGCCCGGCCGACTTCGCCAACTTGTATATGTGTGAGTTTGTCGACGACACGGCATCGGTGTTCCCGTTCGAGGCGATGAAGCGCTGCATGGTCGATAGCTGGGAACAATGGACCGACGTAAAGCCGCTCGAAGCGCGCCCGTTCGGCACCCGGTCCGTCTGGATCGGTTACGACCCGGCACTATCGAGCGACGGCGACGCGGCCGGTTGCGTGGTGATCGCACCGCCCACTGAACCAGGCGGCAAGTTCCGTGTGCTCGAACGCCATCGCTGGCGCGGCAAGGATTTCGAGGCACAGGCCGAATACGTGCGCGAGATCACGCGCCGCTACAACGTCACCAAGATCACGGTCGACGCAACGGGCGTCGGTTACGGGCTTTACCAGCTCGTTCGGCAATTCTTCCCGCGCACCCACGCTTTGCAGTATTCGCCCGAGCTCAAGACACGCCTGATCCTGAAAGCTCAGTCCGTCATCGGCAACAAGCGCCTCGAATTCGATGCAAGCATGACTGACCTCGTGCAGTCATTCATGTCGATTCGCCGATCCATGACCCCGAGCGGCAACAAGCTGACCTACGTCGCGTCACGCAGCGAAGAAATCGGCCACGCGGATCTGGCATGGGCCTGCATGCACGCGCTCGATAACGAACCGCTCGAAGGCGCGGAACGCGCCCGCAGCACTGTGGAGTTTTTCTAATGCCCTCTACCTCGATCAGCAGCGCCAGCGAAATCGCCGCGCGCGATACCCTCAGCTCGATCACCACGTTCGAATTCGGCGAAGCCGTGACCGCGCTCGAAGCGGCCGACATTTTCGACTACCGGGAACTGTGGACGATCAACGGCTATTTCGAGCCGCCTGTCAACCGCACCGGGCTCGCGAAATCGCTGCGCTCGGGCACGCACCACGCGTCCGCGCTGTACTTCAAGCGCAACGTGCTTGCGTCGACGTTCATCCCGCACAAGAAGTTCACGCGCGACGCGTTCAGCCGCCTCGCGCTCGATTTCCTGACCTTCGGCGACGCCTACCTCGAACGCGAAACCAGTTTTCTGGGGAACGCAATCAACTACCGGCCGACGGTCTCGAAATACACG